GTCCCGACCCCCATGCCATTGCTGGCACACGCCGCTTTCCAAGAGGGTATCGATGCCCATCGATTTAGAAACCCAATAACTAGATTCTTTTACGAGTCCTACCATTGGACAACGAAGGTATTACCCTTTGGCTGGATTCGAACCAGCATTCCGGCTTTCCCAGAGCTAAAAATATTTGCTGTATGAATCTAAACTATTTTAGTAAAAGTTTTGTTTAAGCTTTAGGTGTTAAGTGTTCTCTTAAAGCATTCTCAATTGCTGAAATTCTATTGCTAATATTATCCAAAGAAATAAGGCGTTCTTCAATATAATCAAACCAATCATTTCTAAGTTTATAATTAAATATTACTTTAATATTAGCAGTTGCATTAAAACCACCACTATCTGATGTAAGGGTAGAATAAATTTTATCAGCAACATTATATGAATATTTGCCCGATTCATTTTCATAATAATGTACAGCTAATGTGCCCTTTCCTTGTCTATCTCCAGATGGTCTAACTGCAGAAATCCATATACCATTTCCTTCATAAGTTATATTATTCGAATCAAAGGTAGCTACATATGTAATTGGCACCTCAAAATAGCTAAAAGCAAATACTTCATTAGACTTCTTCCATCCATTGTTTATATTAGTTGCTTCTACTGTCGTTAAATCTGGAGGAGTACCAATACCCTGCCAAATCCAAATAACTCGATTAGTATGCCATAAGGATCCTGGTCCACCGTTAAACTCGGTACTTATCATATTTGAGCCTTCATAATCCTCGCTATTATAACTAGCTTTAAAGGGTATCTGAATAGAAGTAATTTTTTCTCCAGTTATAGGAAAAATATTATTACGAGTTAACGATGCATCAGAAATAAACACCTTTTTAGCACTAGTATTTTTTCTTCTATAAGCAGCTGGAGAAATAGCAGGAGCTGAATATTTTAAATAATTTAAATTTTCAATATCAAGAGCGGAAATATGATGTCTTGAAGAGGCACCTCCCAAATATTCTTCAACTAAATCGTTATCTATATAATAGTCAAAATCTAATAAACGGTTTTGTCCATTTCCTATACCGGCGGTTGTTCCATTATCTTGACAAATATAACTCTTATTGTCTAAAGGTCCTCTAGGGACAGAACGTATCCCTACCTTTTTTATATCATTATCCGCATAATCACGAAGATTATTAAAACTGTAATTAGTATTTTCATCAATTATAATATTAGAGTCAATAGGTGCAAAAATAAAAACTAACCTATAATTATTAGTAATTAATTTTTTGCCAGTAACATAAAAATCTCTATCCAATTTATATTCTTTTTCTGAACTATGATTAGCAATTGCTACGAGTTTATAATTTTCGCTAGTTGCCCCATTAACAATTTCTGACTCTAAAATATAAACTTTAGGAACTGTACTATAATCGCTAATTTCAGTATGAATAAAGTTTTCAACTCTATTTTCATCAGTAATTTCTGATTTTTCAAAAAATCTGAAACGTAATTTTTCCAATTTTCCAACAATAAAATTAGAAATATGAACTTGAGCAGTATTACCGGCAACATAATCACCACCTAAATTAATATTACCTGAAAGTGCCCACTGGCCAGATTTAAAATTAGTTCTTGGTAATGCATTACTTTCTACTGAATTTTTCCAATCAGCTCCTATAAACTTACTATAAAGAGGAAATTGAGCAACATTACCAATTGAAGAGTCACCGGCTGAGACATAACCGAAATCTTCATTTACAATAAATTTACTTTGATCTGAATTATCTAATGATGGAGCATCAATATATACATAACTCTCTGGCATATCTACCTTTATTTATTTGATATCTTGTTTTAAGATTTAAAAAATAAGGGTTCAGGAACCACCCTGAACCCATTTAAACCAAAACAATGACGTATAATCGCCACAAATAACCAAAGTTTATTTATCCTTTAAAAAATAATATTTTTTATTTTAATATAATTTAATTATATTTTTGTTCCAAAATTATTTTTAGTAAACTCAAAAACTAAATTACCACAATTAAGACACTTAACGATTTTCATTTTATTCTGAAATCAAGAAAGAACTTCAGAATGTTTTTCGAAGCATGGAAATTTCGTTATGAAAAAATTTAAAAAATTAACTATTTTGGGATGATTTTAAGAAAATACGTTATAGGAGAGTCTCCTTTATTTGCGTTAAAGGATTCTTTTTCATAACTTTCTTTATATTACCCAATACACCCATACCAAAAGTATAATTTAGATCTGATTCGCAAAGAAGTAAAAATAAAAAGAGCAAATTCAATAAAGAATTTGCTCTTTGAAATTAGTTAGCAAATAAAATTACTTGCTCTGAACGGGATACTTAACGTTAGCACCGTCCTTGTTGGTGTAAGTCTCAGACATAGCAGTAGTTACATAACCAGACGGATAGGTTTTACGAAGGTCATCAGGCATACCGGGCTGTGCGAAGGAATCGATGATAATGCAGTGGTAGTAAAGCTCAGCGCCGAAGATGTTATCAAGAACACCGTAACGGGTCATAAGACCAACCTGAGGTGTGAAGTCAACTGGGTTAACTGCCTGCTGAACCATAATCGGAATGTATGGGCAGTAGATGATACCAGCGTCATAGCTCTCAGCACCCTTGTAACCAAGCATGCAGTAGTTAGGAAGACTTGTGGAAGGCTTCTCAAACATATCATCATAACCATAACCATAATCAGAACCATCATAAACAGCGGAACGAGTATCAACATATACGCTGAAACGGTTGCCACCGAGAGTACCAACCTTAGCAGTAGCCATGTTGCCAGTGGAGATGTTAGCCTGAGCAGGCATTGTTACGAACTCGTCAAGAGACTCGAGAAGAGCAGCAACATCAGGTGTGCAAACGATGAAGTTAGCAGGTCCACGACGATTGCGAGTCTGCATGCGGATGGACATCTTGATGAGGTGCTGATAGAAGGCACGCTGACGTTCAGCAAGCCAACGAGCGTCAGCAAGCTGTGCGTCCCAAAGAGACCACTCACCCTTGCTCAAGCAGCTGTAAAGCATGCGAACAGTCATTTCACGGTCGATTTCAGCCTGAAGCTCGTAGCTCATCTGCTGAGTAGCTTCCTGCTCGATGTCGATACCGTTAGTATTCTTGAGGTCTTCCTCAGTTTCAAGTGTCCAGGAGGTGCTGAGACGACGTGTACCAGCTTCTACAGAGCACTTCTCGAAACCGAAAGAGGTCTTAGCGATAGCGCCAGTGCCTTCATACTGCTGCATAAGGGTAGCGATACCAGTGTCCTCAGGACGGAACTGCCAACGGCCAGCAGCAAGAGACTCACCAAGGCGAGCATCAGCACGACCAGTGAAGCGAGTATCGAGCTTCTGATAACCCATTTCAGAGTTAGCAACAGTATCGAAGAGACCGGACTTATAGGAAACGCCTACCATATGGCCCTTAACGGGAACTTGGCCATCACCTTCGCCGAACTTAGCGGCAACAAGAGTTACCATAGCATTGATAGCTTCATCGGCGGAGTCATACTCAGTGTCAGACTTAACAGTGCCTACAACGCTCTCAACGATAGGATTAGCAATACCGATGAACTTATCACCCTTAGGCTGAGCAAAGGCAAGCTTAAGAGCTTCTGGATAACCCTGACCGTCGATTACAGTGAAGGTCTTAGCAGCGGAATCAAATGAATACTTGGTCTCTACGCCCTTGATACCACGAGGAGCATTAGCGCGCTCGGTGTCATGGATGTGCTTGGTGTCAGAATCACCAGCGTGAAGAGCGCCCTTGAGGTACTTGTAACGAAGAGCGAAACCAAGAGCTACCGGACCTGGCATTGGCTGAACACCAACAACCTCATTAGACATGAGGGCGGGGTAGATACGACGAACCATGGGGATAAGGATGCGAGGAAGACGGTTGTCGCCAGTAGCATAACCGTCAGTGGCATGAAGAGCACCACCCTGAAGACCATTCTGAGGTCCGAAGATAGAAGTATTAGTAGCAGCCTCCTTAAGGAAACGATACTGATTCTCAAGAAGCATAGCAGTAGTCTCCTTAGCAGCCTTAGTACGAATAGCGCCGAAATCCTTAGTATTCTCAAGGATGCGGCTCCAACGGCGAACAGCATTCTTGGTACGCTCACCATTTTGCTGTGTCACACTCTTTTTGAAATTTTCTTTATCAATTAAAGCCATAATATATATTTGTTGTTAAAAAATGTAATTTATTAAACTCAAGTTAGTTAAAACTTCATATTTGTTAAAAACTATTTTTATTTATACCGATTTATCAACCGCAAATATCGGTTTCAATCTGTTGGATAAGATTATTTAAATCAGTCTCTTCAGTGAGCATAGCAGGCTGCTTCTGAGAAGAACCAGCAGCAAGAGCTTTACGTGAGATATTTTGAAGCTTTACTCGCTTACGATTATTCATCTCTTTTTCAGCAAGCTCTTTACGCTCATTAATTAGCTTTTTCTCATAGATATTTGAGATATAGCCCATATTTTCATTTACATAACCCACACCTGCCTTTTTAGCCATGCGAATTACAAAATTTTTCTTATCTTCGTCCAACTGAGCGATATTACGCTCAAATGCATAAGATTCGGCCATTTCATCAATTTGCTGCTGAAGCTTAACATTTTCAGCCTTAGCAACTTCTGCATCATGTTGAGCATTTTGAAGCATCTCATGACCCTCAAGAATAGCACTACGAATGGACTGATTTCTTGAAGCCTCATTTACATTAAGCATTTGTTTAAAGCTTTCAAGAACTTTCATCGCAGTGTCATTTTTAACAGCAGCTTTTACTTCAGCATAAGGAACAAGTTTATCAATACGAGAATCAATATAGTTGGAAACGGATTCGACTAATTGATTCTTAAACTTAGCTGCTTCACGACCAAGCTGATTCTTATAGAATTTTCTAACTTTTGCAACATTAGAATTATATTTTTCAGTAAGATAACTATAAACCTTTTCGAGACCAATTTTGTGAGCTTCTTCAATCTTATGGACAAGTTCAATAGTCTGCTTATTAACTTCCTCATCCAATGAAGCTTCAGCAGCAGCTGTAGCAACAGCAAGTCTCTCTGCAACTTTAGATTCTACAAGATTCTCAAATTCTTCCTTGAGAGCAGATAATGACTCATCGGACAAATTCTTAGTAATTGCCTCTGGAAGCAAATCTGCAATATTTTTTGTATTATCTTTGGTATCCATTTTAAAAATTATATTAAATTAGTTTTTCAGAATGTGCAACTTTCTTAATTTTAGCACTAATATGATTATTTACCATCTCTTTAAGAGCGGAGTCTGCTTTATCTTTATTCTTATTAACCAACGCATCAATAAACACACTGGCAAGATATTTTGAATTTTTATTTAAAGAATTTTTAGACATAATATTATATTATCGTAATTTGCGCATGAACTCTCTAATTTGTTCTAAAAGGTACTTATCAACCTCATGTTTTGGTAGATTAATAAGAGAATTCTCTAAATTTTCATAAACTTCTTCAAATCTGTTATCCTTATTACAATACCACTGTTTACTTTCAAGAATACCTTCTACGAATGCACTCTGAGAAGAAGGGTCAGAAACAATATCGAATGTGCAAAGTCTAAGATTAGAAACAATACCCGTTTTTGGGTCAACGCTACCAAGAGAGCGCGAAGATACACCAACTGTACCACCTGCTTCAATAATAATCTCAACTGTCTTACCTGTTTCAGTAGGAAGAATCTTTGACTTACCATAGAAAACATTACCGTCTTGTTTCAATTCGGTAATCATATGGCAAGCATTTTTAAGATTAATTTGTGGATATTCAGGGTGTTCAAGTTCACCATAAGCGCGATTACGAGTTACATAATTCTCATTAAACTCATTAATCTGCTGAGAAAGCTCCTCTAAAGGATAGATACGCTGATTACGATTGCGTCTATTAGCCTCAGTGAACGGTCCTTTAATATAAAGAGTTTTTGGTGCACCACTATTCTCTGACTCCTTTATAAATTCGTAGTCACGAGTATCATATTGGCAGTTCTCACCAATCAAATTTAAAGCTATAGCCATTATAATTTATATTTAGTTGAAATTTAAGTCTTTTTCAGTTAAAATGTGAAACTCACATCCCTTTTGAGTTGCAAAATTACGTGCAGATTCCCACTTAGCTTGATTTTTTGCAAATTCTCTACATTCATTAAGATAGGTAGACTCTTTGCGACGCTTAGACCATACCGGTTGAATTGTCTGTTTATATGGTTTAAGTTCTATAATAAACTTCTTTATAGAATCTCCAGACTTAAACACTACAAAAATATCAATATAATATTTGTGCCATTTATCTTCAAAATAATAAGGAACTACAATTTCCTCCGACCCCCATTTAAGAACGTTAGGGTTAGAATCAAGAATTCTGAAATAATTTAATTCTAATCCTGAACGATAAAAAGCAAAACCATCTTTACCAAAAAACTTTTCAGGGTGCTTCGGCTTGAAGACACCCTGTTTAAATTTTTTAGAACGGCCATTTAAAGCAAGTTGACCCATTACTTAGAAAGAACTTTATTAACGATTTTTGACCAAGACTCAACTAATTGTTTTTCAGCTACAGGTTTCTTGGTAAATTTATCTTTAATTTTATTCATTCCTGAAACAGCAAGGTGCTTTGCACCAGCTTGAACCGCTTTATTTTTAATAAGATCTTTACCAGTATTAACTGCTGCCTTTACCGCACCTTTACCAAATTTCTTAATACCTGCTTTAGCAGCTTTTTTAAAGAGCTTTTTGCCTGCATACTTAAGAAGAGGTTTACCTACAGTACGAAGGACTGCACCGCCTGCTGCAGCAACAACTGGAGCTATTTCATTAATTTGTTTCTTTTTAGACATATATTTTTATTTAAGAAGGTCTTACAAAAGCACGCAAAGAACTAAGTCTTGGTTGCAACTTCATTACCTTTTTATATGTAGTTTCCAAGAACTTAGCTTGCTGCTTTTTAGTTGCTCTAGGAATAGAAGTATCATTATCAAATTCATCTTTCAAACGTTGCATATCTGCAAGGAAGCGAGGAAGCTCTTTCTGATATACTAATTCATAATGTATCTTAGCGTCAGGAGCTTTAAGAAGTTCATAAACCTTTTCACGCTTAACAAATCCAGTAAGCATCTTAAGGAACTCGGCAATTCTATTAAAGAATGCATCTTGAGATTTCCAATATTCCTTTTTCTTCTCTGCCCAGTTGAAATTAGTAGCACCATACTTCTGACCATTTATTTCAAATACGATACCTTCTACTTCAGAATCACTTAAACCTAAAACTGAACCCTTCTTTCTAATTTCACGAGAGAATGCATCAGCAATAGCCATCTGTAATTCTTTAAAATGCTTTTTGCATTCTTTAGTCAACAATACAGCAGGTTCTTCAAAGATACGATTCATCATTTCCGTATCGTAATCTATTTCTAAATTAATTTCACCTGACCATGCAAAATTAGAATCATCATAAATTCTAAATTCTTGGTTAGAAAGACCCTTGAATGCTTTCACAATTTGTTTCTTAACATTCGGTTCAAGTTTTACTAACTGACCATCTGGAGTAATTCCTGAAACATCAAAAACAACCATAGCACCGATTCTACCCATTTTCTTAGAATCATATTTTGTAGCTACAAATGTAATACCAGAATCATCATCAATAATACCTTCGTCGTTTACATAGAAAAGTTCGCCTGTAATTTTATACCAGGTATTAGCAGATTTTGCTATTTGTAAAAGATTGTTTGCTTCTTGATTCTGGAAGTAAAGAAGAGTTTCTCTAAATGATTCCTGACGAGTTGCTCCAGGATTAAAGACAACACCTGAATAAGAAGATTCAATACCAATTTTTCCATCGTAACACACCAATCTTACACCCTGACCATCTGCCTTTTCTGAAGCATTAAATTCACTAAGGTCAAACTTTTTAGAAGAAGTTACTCCTGCGTCTTTAAGAGCTTGTAAAAACTCAACAAATTCACTGGCCTTCATCTGATGAATCTTTGTCATTGATTTACGAGGACTATCAAATGTAGTAACAGTTCTTTCATTCAATGGACTTTGTACATACTCATCAAAGTATGGAGGATAATCGATACCTGATTTAGTAAGAGATTTGATTGCATTTTTTACAATTGACTTACGTTTATCAGGATATGGGAACTCAGGGGACATCATCGCATCCCAGATTTCCTTTGCGCTAATTAAGTTTTTAGTAGTTGCATTCGGACCAAAGAATAATTTAGCAATAGCTTCAGGATTATCTTCAATAAGCTTACGTCCAACTGTCCATTTATTAGCTTTGCGTTTACCAGTTTTAGGAGAAAGGAAACTTTGTTTAATACGATAAAGGCCTTTCATGCCATTAAAGATTGTACGCTCAAACTCTAAATCTTCTATTTCACCTGTAAGCTCATTAGCCTGCTGTTTAAGAGCTTTATAATCAATCTCATTTGCAATCCAATAAAGAAGTTCGCCACGTACAGCACCTTTATATTGTTCAACGCTTTGATGAGGAGAAGCCATACCCCAAGCAGTCATCTTAAGATTATCTGATGGCATAATATCCAACTGAACAACTTCACCATCCTGCTTACCATCAACACTTTCAATTGGCCAACCAATAGAAACAATACCTAATCCTTTAAGGAAATTGAATTCATATCCTAAACGTTCAGCTGCATGAATTAAAAAATCATAAAATTCTTTAGTATCTTTAAGACGATTTACCTTCATAATAAGCTGCTTATCAACAGCCAAATCAACATCACCACTAGTACCTCCTGGAAGCTTTTTACCAGTAGAACCAAGAAGAGCAGTATTATTTTGACGAATACCTAAAAGTGGAAGTAACTTTTTGTAAACAACTTCCATTGTTGCTGCCACATTTTCTTGATTAATACGAGAAGCATTACTAATAGCATTTCCGCCTTCAGTAATTAGTGTAGAATTAGTTGGTTTATTAATAATCTTAAAGATATCAGCGATTAACATATTTCTGCTTTATTTAGATAAAGAAAAAACCGGGAATTTTCCCGGTTAAAAAAAAAACATTAAGACCTAAAATCAATCAGTTCTATAAGACGGTCTATTTTATCATCATCATCGGAAGTTATTTCCATATAATCAAATTTTACTACATGTGATAAAAAGAAGCGTTCTTCATCACTATATTCATTATAAAATCTTCCTGACAAATCTGCAAATTTATTATTAATAAAATCTTTAGCAATAGTCATTAATTTGCAACAAGATTTTAACTCTCCATTAATAATATAAATTTTAAGAAATTGAAGGATGCCGCTATTAAGCATTTCTATACAATCCATCGCTTCAGAATCAGTATAGATAATTCTTTTAATATTATTTGAATATAAATTAATAAAATCCCAAAGTGAAACTCGATATGTACCTTTTAAAACCTTCATTGTTGTGAAATTATTTATGTTTTTTAAGATACATAAAGTAGTTAATACCCGGCAAAAAAGGAAGAGATTAAGATTTATCAGGACATAAAATAACAATTACTTTAGATAAATTAGTTTCTTTATTATTAATTACTGCATGAATAAGATTATATGGATGAATGATATAATATGCCGAGCTATTTTTAATTTTAGCTAATTGTCTGCATTTAGACATAAATTAAGAAATAATAGAAATGGAAAGATTATTCTTAATGGCATACTCAATAGCAGTTGAATATGTTTTAAAAATACGATTATCTACTTTATATTTGGTATTTTTATTTTTCATATTAATAATATTATTTTAGTTCTGATATAATAAGTGAGTATAAAAAAAATAATAATACTCGGTGAGATAACAGAACTAGTACAATTAATGTTTATTAAATTTTTTAATCTTCTGGAAATATTTGATTGACATGATTGCATACATACAAGTACGACCCACAACTGTCCCCGAAACCTTTCGAGTGGACCTGGAGAATCACACCGATACTCTTCGAATCTCTGAACTGTACTCTCGAAACACCGGGATGGATGGTGACAGATCCCCGGATTATAAGTCCGAGCATGAGATTATTTCCCAGATTATCGCAGGTATCACTACCATCAATGGTATCATCTCTCAGGCAAAGGTAGCTTCTCGAACTTACGATGAAGAGCTGGATGACTATGTAACTCCCGATGGGTGGGTCGCAAGCTTCAAGTTGTATAACCAGACCTTCAATTACCTCGGTATCGAACACCAGGAAACACCAGGAGAAGATTCGGATCCAATCGGTGATTCCGGACCTAAACCAGGTGAACTCCTGATAATTCCTCCGGATCTCGGTGTAGATGCAGAACCATGGGGAGTATGGGTTCGTGATTCCAATGCTGGATGTTTCGAAACTGCAAAACATTTTGGGAAGCCGGTGTACTTCTGCGGTGATGATGGGTCTATGGGTCCGATCTGTAATCTGGACCTGGCTTACAAGTTCAAGAATCTCGGTGATAACCCGAATCTTCTGAACTCTTGCCCGGAAGCTGCCGAAGAACTCCGAGCAGAACTCGGTGTTTCCCATTACTTCGAGAATGAGAATGAAACCAGTGAATAATCTATGGCAACGTTATCTGGAGCTTTGTTAGCTGTCTGGAT